TTTTCCTCTTCGGCTAGAAAAGTGAGGGGGGATTGCGGCCCACGGCCCCCCTATCCGTGGTCTAGCAGGCGCGGATTGGCCTTGCCGCTAGATTACCGTTGCGCCCAAGAAGGGACTGCGCCAGACGATTGTGGTGCAGAATACTGTGACGGTGCTGCCGCAGGTGTCTGCATGACTGGCGCTTGTCCACCATGGATGAACTCGCGCGAATTAGGTGTTAGTGCGGCGACCAGTCGGTTGCTATCAGCGTAACCATTGGTGCCTTTCTTGATGCCAACCTTAGCACAGATTTCCATAGCGTTTAAGTCAAAAACGCCAGAAATATTACGAGCCTGTTGTGCCTGTGGCGACATGTCCGCAGGGTCAATGCCACGCGCACTTTCCACAAGTGACTTCAATGTGCGCAGACCAATCTCTTTAGCCTGTGGAATGCCGCTTTGTCCCATTTTGTCACCGTCAACAAAGACGCGATCCCAGAACTTGCGACGATCAAATTCACCGCCAATGATGGTGAACTCAATTTCCATCCACTTGGCTGCTGATGACATGGACTTTTTAAACCATGCGCCTTGACCGAACTCAGGGATTTCCATGTCACCATGCTTGATGACCATAACCGCACGGCAAACTGTGCCATTAGGGATTAGGGAAAACTCACGTTCTTGTGGGTTGTTATCGGCGGGTACGTTATTCAAATTTAGCATTATGCTACCTCTTCGCTAGAGTTTTGTGTTGCAGGGTCAACGAATGTCAAACCCCGTGATTCATCTGGTGATCCACTAGACATCTTCTCCATAAGTCTGCCAAGGTGTGGCTCTTCCAAGGTTTCGAGACGACCAGAGCGATCTTTCGCAGGGTAGCCCCATTCGTTTAATGGCTGACAAACAAACGCACGGTATTGCCCATGATCTCCTGTTAGGACGGCCATTGTGATCATTTCGTCAACAATTCCCGGCAATTCACGACCAGTCTTGCTGCCTTCGATCTGTAGGGCGTATTGCTTACGCCCATACTCGTCAGTGATTTCGTCAAGGATGCCAACGAAAATCACGCTCTTTTCGCGGATGTGTTGGATGTGTGTTAGCCACGCCATCATCTCGCGTCCGTGCATACCATAGGCTGCACGAGTGTCTAGCTTACCAGAGCGCTCAGAACGCGACTCTGGTTGCTGTAAGCACCACTGAAAGCACAAACGCCCTGCGACGGTAATAGAGTCCACAAATAGCGTATCGTACTTCTGCCAAAACTCTGCGCTGTCTCCAAACATCGTAGCAACATAATCGTAATGCGCTTGACTGTATGGCTGATCTTCTGACAGCGATGGGTTAGGACCCCCCAAGAAACAGGCGAGGTCACGGCATTCTGTCCATGTGCGAGGCCGAATTACGTCGATGGGGAAACCTTCAATTGCAGCGTCTCCCGCTTCCAAGTCCAAGAACAGCGTAGTGCTAGGGTTTAGTGTCCGCGCCAATGTGGTTTTACCCACACCGCTTGCGCCACAGACAACAATTTTATGGCCTTTTTTCTCAGCAAGACGCTGATCGGCTGTGATGATTTGTAGTGCCATTTAGCTTACCACCCTTAATTCTTCTGTTGCATATCTTTTCATAACGTCGAAAACACTGTCCTTCACTTGCGATCTAAAGCTGTTGTGAATTGCAACAGTCTTCACGGGTGAATCAAAGTTTTGGAACGCAAACATGCCGCGCATGAAATAGTCATTATCCAGAGACGTGCCCTGCGTGTTGATATGAATCTGACCTTCCATGATTTGGCGATAGAGCGCGATAAAAATCGGTGGCCATTCATGAATTTCATTACGGCATAAACCATTGTAGACTTCTAGCGCATCATCATGGCTAATGCGATCAGTAATGATAGCGAGAGCATATGCTGCACGAAAACCAGTTTGCTTCCAAATATTACGCCCAGACTTTGGCGGCTTGATGTCATACTCGACCTCTGTAAGCAACTTGCCAATCCTATCATTCAATACACGACTTACATCTTCTGGTGCAGGTGTCGAGATAGACGATGCCGAGCGTAGCAAGAAATGGATTGGATGCACGATTCCAGTTGGTGCGCCAGTAATATCAGAGTTGGTTCTGACTTTACCTTGATCCAGTGCTTTATAAATAGAACCGTCCTTGTGAATGCAGATTGAATACGGGATTGTAAGCCCAGTTTCGATCTGTGCATTAGAGCGATGCTGTCCATTGACCATAATCCAGTCAGAATCAGATTTAACAAAGACAAGCGGCTCTGGATGTAAAACCCAACGATTTAGGTTCATTGACCGAACATACTTGCGAAACGTTGCTTTGTTTAAATCGCGGTTGCCTTTGTAATTCCAACCAACAATAGTTTCCATTTCTTGTGCAGTGATTTCTGCATTGAAATGGATTTGGCGTTGATCAAGCGCGTTAGACGCATTGATCATTTTTGTGTAGTTCGCTTCCAGTAAATCTTGGATACCCATTATTCTACCTCTTCGATTGTGAAGCCGCCCACTTCCACGCTGCGGCATGGTTCAAGCATGTCTTTTACTGCGGGTGGGGCTGCGGTGTATTTGCGTTCGTCAACAGCAAGTGTCAGCTTGCCATAGTGACGCGCATCTTCCTCTGGCATTGACTGCAAGACATTGCCAAGTTTGTCTTGATCCCACGTTACTTTTTTGCGCACAGTGGCTTTCAGCTTACGATTGCCTGCAACAATGTATGTGGTTCCAAAGTCCTTACCATCTGCGCGTAGCGCGTCGGTGGTCTGGATGTAGAATGTATCATAGAGTTGTTCTTCAACGTCCGCCAACTCCTCACGCAAGTCTGCGATGATGTATTTGAGTTCCTGACGACGTTCGAACAGTTCACGACTATTCATGTCGATTCCTTTCCGTCTTAATTGCTAGAGATTCTTTGTCCCATATGAATTGGGATATGTCAACGACTTTTTTTAGATAAAAATATTTCTATGCCATGGATGGCATGCATAAGTTTCTTTTTTAATTTAAATTCAGGGGTTTCGACGCCCTTGGCATCTTCGACAACTTCGTACCAATTTCCGTTCTTGTCTTCCTTCTGGTAGCGAAAGTCAGCGACATATGCGCAAATCTTTTCGCCATTAACCACAAGGTTATACCTCACCTGTAGCTCTAGGTCTTTAATCCGCTCTGCGCGTTCAAGCGACTTTAGGTACAGGTAACGCTCTGACTCCCACTTGGAATCAAACTTGATGTTATCTACTACAACCTTCTTGTTTCCGTACTTGGGCCTTGACCCACGCCGTTTGGGATTATATACATTAGGAAACGTCATTTATGGGAAAAACCTCCATGCCAAATCCAGTAAAGTACAAATCTGTCGGTGTTTCAATAGATGCTTACGACAAGTTAGTAAAAATAGCAGATCACGAGGATCGTGCTATTGGACGCCAATTGTCGCGCATGATTGAGGACGCTTACGACGAGGTGCAGGCAAAGGTAGCCGCCCGTTATGACCGTCGTCATAGTTTAGGCGGCATTGCCTCTGTATTAGAAGATTAAAGAAGCCCAGCGCTTCCTAGACCACCCAGTAGTGTCGCTGCCACTGCTGGGTTTTCTTTTGCGCGGCGACGAATCTCTGACTGTACATTACGCTGCAATTGCTGGATCGGCCCCATAGGAGCAGATGGGGCAGCAACTTCAGGTGGCTCAGGGATGCTAACTTCTGGAACAGGAGTCCCGGTAGGGCGAACAGTTGTTCGGGTTTGACCGGGCTGCTCTGCTGAACCTAGACCAAGCGCACGAGGTGTTGTTTGAACATTTGTGCGACCAGCCTGACCCATGGCAGTTCCAATCCCACTGGCAATCTTACCTGCCCGTGATGCTGCTCCGCCAACGTCAATTCCCTCATCAATCATTGCTTGGTTTAATGCGCCAAGCATAGCGTTGCCTCTTAATTCTGGATTAGAAGCCGCCGCCCTACGCGCTTTTAAAAACGTCTTTGCAGTTGTCGGGTTGCCCATAGCTTTAGCCAGCAACTTAAACCGTGTAACAGCGCCAAGCGTATTGATTGGGTGCTTCAAGAAGTTTGCCCAGATACTGCCAGCGGCAATCGCACCTTCTTTTCCAACGTCGCCAAGGTCAACCAAGTCATCAGCAAATCCATTCAAGGCAGTCGCTGTATCCTCACCCAAGATGGCCTTTAGCGCCCCGGGTTTGTATTTAGATACTGCATCTTTTAAGGACTTTGCA